ATGACCAGGTACATCAGCCTTCCGGGACCGCGTGGCATCGATCGCCCCTTGCAACAGGGGGAAATCGGCCAACATGGCCCGTACGTGCTGATTCGAGACACGATCGGAAGCCTCACTCAGATCGAGTGTGGCCAGGTCTCCGCTGAGAGACCCGCGACAGGCCATTTCCCTATTAGGGTCTTGGTCGTCGAATCCGATCACGCGAGAGAGGAAACTATCCTCTTGAATCGCGTCAACGATGCACCGTTTTAGGCCTTGCTGCATATATTGCATTGCAGTAGGTTCTATCGCGATGACTCGGGGTGCCTTGAGCGTCTTAGGAACGGTAATAACCCTTACAGGTGTTTCCGTTTCGGGTTCGCGGGTGTGAACATCTCCGTCAAGCTCGGCAGAATATGCCAGGCTCGACGTGAGGTGCGTCTGCCAGGAGAAAAACTCCTGAAGACGGACAGTCCAGGTTCGCTGATTCCACTTACCATTACTGGTGAGTTTGTCAGCGACAGCGCCTGGGCCATGCTTTGGGAACACACGTCCCCAATAGATATCTCTATCTACTTTGGCGAAAACCTCGCCAAAGAGCAAGTTCGACATACGCTGGAAATCCTCAATGTATTGAGGGTCCATGCGCGCGTCGGACGCCTTCACATCCAGCTCACACTGAATGAAGTCAGACATGGCTCGCCTTTCGCGAGCGGGGGAAACGACCTTACGGTCAGTCCCTCGCTGAACTCGACCATTACGGTCGAGTTCCGGAAGGGCGATCTTGCTAAACATCAGTGTTAACTGACGTACAGCATAGATTGCTTCCACGTCTGGTTCATCCAGAAGTGCGCCACTACTAGTATTGAACACGCGTCCAAGGAAACCTTGCAGAAATGCAGGGAGACCAGTACGGCGCCCCGATCCTCTTTTGAAGGATGGGACGTCCGAAGGGACGACAAAACCCTGGTCCAGCCACTTTTGGGTAGCTTTACCAAAGTCTGCCAGGGTTATGGCCAAAAAGGCCAGCCCCTCGTGTTCAGTACGACTCGCGACAGTTTTTATATCGCGAGTGGCGCTAGTGCAGCATCTCACTGCCATTTCATTGGCAGTGATAGACCAGAGAGACGTCAGGCTTTTCATAGTCCCTCCTTTTAGAGGTGTACTATCCCTAGCTCTGCCGTCTTGTCGAGACCAGTCAACTATAGCATGGAGCGCAACGAGGAGTTATCCTCGTCCACGCTTTCCATGCGGAGCTGAATCATGGCCCCGATCAATTCGTCGGTGAAGCGCATCCGCATACCCACGTAGTTAACGTAGGCCCATGCGAACGCGACGTCAGCGATGTGCTCCGGGAAGTAAAAGGCAGCGAGGTCGCGGACATAGTCCGCATCCAAGCCGTCCAAAGTCATCACCGTAAAGGTGCGACCCTTCCAGGAACGCTCGATTAGTGCCATGATACATACTCCTTATATGGTTGACTGATCTACAACTCAGTCATCTCAGATGGGCAGGTTGTTACACCCGTCCACCGCGAGATGGATAGCGTAGTAGAACGCATTGACGAGGAAGACGATTGCTACAGCCACCTTCTTGGTGAGTGTAGTTTTCGGCTGACCGTCGCTGCTTCTCCTACCTCCCAGCTCACGACGATCTGAACTAGATTGCCGAGAGTGAGGGAAACGGGAGCTATGCTGTTGAGGCATAGTCTACGAAGCCGAGAATTACCGAGCACGAAAGGACCAGCGTCGCTTCCTGCCTCGTATCCTCACGGACACGAAGTAGAAAACTTCGTCTGACCTTCCAACCTGGTTGACTTTGCTGATCATTAATCAGCTTTCGCCACCCAGGAGCTTGGTAACCATCGCGTCTGTGCTTGCGGTTTACAGGCCCTTAAAGCCTGCGTACACCGCGAGCGCCTCGGCAGCCGTAAAGCCGGCGGGCGGAAGGTCGAAGACCATGTAATGGCTCATCGAAACCTTCACGTTCTCGCTCGGCTTAAACGGATCTGCCGTTAGCTTAGACGTATCGATTCGCAACATTCGCCGCGACCGCTTGCCATAGTTATGGCTAGCGGAGACGACGATGAGTCCGTCGCCACTCTGGTACTCCGACTGATCGTCCCCCACGCTAACGCGCGGAAGCGAGGTCGTCGTACCGGAAATGGTAACGGATAGCGGATCACTGAACGACATGAGCATCTCTCCTAGGGGCCCGGTTAGACCCCATAGTTGGCGTTGTGACGCAGATACAACATCTGCCACTCACCACTTGGTCAAACCAAGGGCAATGGCAATGGCCCACTGACGAGGACTGAAGTCCCCGAAGGTGAGACCAAACCCAAAGGGTGTTGCTCGACGCCGCAGTTTGCTTACGCTTTCTACGGTAAATGTCGAGGGGTACTCTTTTGTCCAGAAGTTAACTGGACCGTACCATTCATAGGTGTCACGGAGGAATGATGTCTCCATGATATACCCATGCTTCAACACCAGACCGTCGGTGGCCCAATCTGAGAGATTAGATACAACATCTCCAGCATTGGATACCCAATCGACAGCCCAGCTCCAAGGTGCTAAGTTCCAGACTGTTTCTGGAGTCAGTGATAGGCCATAGAGTTTCTTGGCCTCCA